CGGTACATTTGCCAACATAAGGATATGCTTCTCCTCCTTTACTGTAAACTGCTTTTCCATTCCAGTCAAAGACAGTGTATCCTGCCGGACAGACTTTCTTTGCGTTATTCAGATTTTTATATGCTCCGATCTGACTGCCGGCATCCTTCCAAGTCTTCCGGATCCGGTACCAATGTGCCTTATCTGGTTTGGTTTCCGGCTGTGATCCGGAACGGATACGCTGCTTAAATTCATTCCAAGTCCATGTTCCGCGGTAGCGATTATTGTGAACATAAGGCGCAGGACAGGTTTTATTTACGATATCATAATGCCGTAAGACGTTTTCTTCCGGAATCCCCAATTTATCCATAAGGTATCGCACCAGCTCCACACAGGCTTTCTGGGTCTCTTCCGTAAACCACCAATCCGGTCCTGCTGCTCCCTCATTTCCGTCACAGTGGCAGCACATTTCAATGCCTATCGTGTTACTATTTCTTGCTTGTGGATGCTTTTGAGCGTAGTAACCGCCAGTTCCTACCTGCCAGAGAATCGCATCCAGATCTGCTGCCTGGTATGTAGTGCCATCCCAGTAGATATAAAAATGCGCCCCATACCCACCAGCATCCACTTTATTGTTCTGGCCGTCCACTCCTAAGTAATGGATGGCAATATACTTTTTCTGGTTGCCCCATTTGGGGACATTCTTAGAACTTATAACATTAATGATATCCATATTGTTTTCCTCCTGCTCATCAAATCGTGTTAAATTCCATCTTTCAATTAGGCTACAGATTTTGTCCACATATTTACTATCCGTTGCATAGCCGCCTTTTTTTATTATCTGGATTGCTTTTCTGTAGTTTTTCTCTCCACTCAATCCTTTGTATCGCAATTTCGAACCTTTCTTAGCCTGTGTCAAATACAAGGAGTGGTCATTTATACTTTTTTCAATGGAAGGATACTTCCGAAAATCTGCTTGTACATTGGTAATCACACCAGGCGTATATTCCTCTTTCGTAATTTTGGTGTACTTACTTTTTCCATCCCACGCACTTTTCCAGGTATTTCCTGAAAGAGTACATTTCATGCCGAACAGATTGTTTGCATTGCGGGCGAGATCTGTAGTACCGTATCCGGATTCCAAACACGCCTGAGCTACTGTCACAGATGCCAATATACCTGTCTTTTTCATATCAGCCATGGCTAATTTCCCGATTTTTTCAACAAAGTTTTTTTCGCTCATTTTTTCCTCCAAACAAAAGAGAGCCTGTTTCCAGACTCTCATAAATCAAATTTGATGTTTTCCCACTTCTTGTAGGCATCCATGTACAGCTCATTTTTATTTCCGTTGTATGTAAGCTCGTAGTACATACCGTCCGATACTGGTGTACTTAATAAGGCTTTATGATTCTGGAGTGTCTTGCAATACCACACTACAAAAACATCGTCTTTGGACAGTTCTTCCGTCCTGTCTGTTTTGTCCTTGTTGGAATTAAAATATCCTGCTACCTTTTCTCTGCAAATATCTAAAAATTCTTTACTTCCCATGATTTTCCTCCATAAACACCCAATCTTCTGCCAGCATATCCGCCTGAGATGCTAACCATCCCAGTTGCACCCCGGAAGTACCGACAAATGCAATTGCTTTGTTTCCAATCGCCTCGTGATCTGGATTTACCACTTCACCATTCGCATTTACATAGCCGATTCCTGAAGCCAGCTCAATGTACTGATTTTTCCCGTTCCATCCTTTACGAGCAACTTTCATTCCCCGTTTTAAATATTTGATAGCTTCCCCGAAAGAAAAGGTTGCTACCCCTCCCAGAAT